AGAAACTACTAACGATAAAGGTGGTATATCATTAAGATTCCCAACAGTTAAAATAGTACACGGAGATAAAAGAGAAGTATAATTATAATAAAATAATATGGCTAAAAAAGAAAATAATGATACATTAGTTACTTTTGGTTCAGAAGCTTTAACTATGCGTAAAGATGATCCTAGAACTCAAGAGTATAAAGAAAAAATGTTAAAACAAATGGAGGAAAACAGGGAAAAATATGAAGAAGCCCAAGAAAATCCTTTTATTGGAGTCAATTTAAGTAATAAACGTAGTGAGGGAGAAACATTCGATGAATATAAATCTAGACAGAAATTAAATGCATTGTTACAAAAACAATATAGACAATTTGGTAGAGAAGAATTTATAAAAATGTATCCTTGGGGAGTAAAATATGCTATAGATAGAGCTAAAGAAACTATGCTCCAAAATGCTAAAGATAAATTAAAAATTGGTAAGGCAGAATATGTAGATAAAGATGGTAATAAACAAGAAATTAAATTAGATAATAATGAGTAAAAATAAATTTGAAAAAAGTAGTGAACCTGTTACAATGGAAGAGTTAAATCAATTACATGATGAGTGGTGGGCAAGTTTAACAGATGAAGATAAGGAAAGACTATATAATGAGATGGTTGAATCCGAAGTCCAATACTACAGCGACAAAACAGACCAATAAATAAAAGGGGAATTAGCTCAGCTGGCTAGAGCGCTACGCTTGCACCGTAGAGGTCATCGGTTCGACTCCGATATTCTCCACAATTTACACCTAAATATATTAAAAATGGAGTTGAAGGATATGTATAATAAGATGATTGATATGACTAATATATTTGGGTTATTTATACCAGGGGAACAACTTGATGGTACTAATACTGCTAAAACATTTAATGAATTAAAAGAAAAACCTATATTTCACGTAGGTATGTATAAAAAGTTAATTCTAAATCATATAAATTTTAACACAAAAGTTCTTAAATTTTTCAAAGAATCCAATAAAGATTTTGACATTAATGATATTAAAGATGCCGGGGAATATGTTGTATTTAATAGAGCTTGGTCATATATATCTGAAGTGAATTTAAAGGATAAGGGTTATATAGACGCAATAAAACATTATTCTGACGATGATTTTCATCGATCTCTTGATATGGGGATTGAATTTTTTATTCAAGATGAGTTATATGAAAGATGCGCACTACTTCTCAAAATTAAAGAAAAATCAATAGAATTAAAAAAATAGTTTGGAACCCTAAAGATCCTTTATTAAATTCGATATACAGGGATTTAAAGAAATGAAAGAATAAGGGATATAGGATAAAGGGGGTATAAAGATACCCATAACATTAATTAAATAAATATAATATGGCATTACGCAACCCAGAAACAATTGTTAGACTTACTAATAAGATACAAGGTAGTTTAGTAAACTTAAAAACAATGGTAAAAACTCAACAACCAGTTGAGGATTTTATTAAAAGAATCGAAGATACAGAATTAGTATTAAGAGATTTAGAAACACAGTTAGAAAGAGAACACGCAGCATTAAGAAACGGATAATAAACAAATCAAAGTTATGAGCATACCAGCAGAACAAATCTCCTCAAATTGGGAAGAATTTACAGGATACATTGGTAAATATATTAAAGGAGAAAGAAAAGAATTATTATTTAAATTTTATGAAAAGCACCAGGACGAATTAGTACTTATGCCTGCTTCACATAAGAAAGCGTATCATAACGCATTCCCAGGAGGATACATTGATCACGTTAATCGCGTTATAAAATGCGCTTTGGAACTGCATAATGTATGGGAAAAAATGGGAGCTAATACTACTACATATACTATAGAAGAATTAGTATTTGCTGCTATTAACCACGATTTAGGTAAAATGGGTGATGGTGTTGAATATGCCCACATTCCTTCTAAAGATGAGTGGAGAAAGAAAAATATGGGTGAAATGTATCAATTTAATAAAAAAATAGCATATATGTCAGTCCCAGATAGGTCAATTTTTCTACTAACTCAAGCAGGTATTAAATTATCATATAATGAACATTTAGCAATTAAGTTACATGATGGTTTGTATGATCCTGCTAATGAATCATATTTTAAAAGTTTTATGGTTGAAACAAAACCGAGAACTTCTTTAATTTATATCATACATCATGCTGATATGATGGCCGCAAGAGTTGAATTTGAAAAAGAATGGCTCCACACATTTGAAAATAGCGTGGATGAACCAAAAAAGAATTATACATTGAAGTCAAATAAAAAATCTAGTACTAAGTCCAAAGCCTTAAATACTATAAAGAGTGAAGGACTTAAAAATTTATTTGATAAATTATGATAACAGCAATAGTAATACTATCAGTAATAGTCGTGGTCCTAGGATTTACGACTATTAATCTATTACGTAAAAATGAAAAGCAAGAGGATATTCTATTAGGGTATCTTAAATATTTAGATAATATATCTAGAGTAATCGAGGTTTCGGATGAAAAAATTAAAAAAATAGACGTTAAGGGTTCATTTGAAGGTGATGATGAAATAGGATTTTTCTTCAAAACAGTTAAACAAATACAAGAAGTTCTTAATGATTTTAATGTTAAAAAAATCTAAGAACAAATGGATTACATAATTGAGAGGAATAAAAGAGAAAGAAAAGGAAGAGTATACTTTACTAAAGAAACAGAAGCTGCAATTGTAAGATATAACAATTCAACTGATCCTGAAGAAAGAAGTAACATATATCAAGATTACATTCATTATCCTTTTTATAAACTAACTCAAAATATAATCCATACATTTAAATTTTACTATACAGAAGTTGAAAATTTAGAAGATCTACAACACGAATTAATAACATTTTTATTATCTAAAATTCATAAATTTGATCCTACTAATGGTGCTAAAGCATATTCTTATTTTGGTACAATAGTAAAAAGATGGTTAATAGTATATAATACTAAAAACTATGGTAAAAAGATTAAAAATATCCAAATAACGGATTTAGCAAATTATTCTAATTTAGACTCATCAGAACCCGGTTTTATTGTATCTCAAAAAATGGAGGATAGTATGGAAAAGGTTACACAAGGTGAGTTTGAAGGTGATGAATTATCAAATAAAGGATATAAACATGAAGATAAATTATATATTTTTATAGATCAGTTTGTCGATTATTGTACTGAGAGAATATATACTATTTTTCCTAAAGGTAATGATGCTCAAATTGCTGATGCTATATTAGAATTATTTAGAAAAAGAGATAAAATAGATGTATTTAATAAAAAAGCTCTTTACATCTATATTAGAGAAATGATTGATGTTAAAACTCCAAAAATAACAAAAATATCGAATGTCTTACATAAAATATTTAAAGAAAAATATATGTTTTATTTAGAACATGGGTATTTCCCGGGCTTAAAGGGTTAAGTTAGTTATATTTATAATAAAACTTATGAGCCAATTAGATTCAATCGTATTTGGGGATAAAAAATTTTCTGATATTTTAGAAGAAATTTATTTGAACCAAAAGAAAAAATCGGAACAAGTAACAGCTTTAATTTCTGAATTAAAACCTTTAGTACAAGAAATAGGAGATGCTACTCTTATAGTACCTTTAATTAAAGAGTACATGGAAATAGGAGTAAAAAATGATGATGCCCTAATTAAAATGGCTACTATTATACAAAGAGTAGTTAATAATAGTGCAGGTGAAGATGCATTAGGTATTACTGAGGCAGAAAAAGAAGAATTACTAGCCGAAATGGAAAAAATTCAAATTAAAAAAGAGGAATAATGTTATCATCCCCAACAGGACTAAATTCATTAAACCCTAAACCAGGGACTATTGACGCAAAATCTAATGTTTTTGCAGCTAGGGTAATCCATCCTATACTTGATGATAAAACAGAAGTAGAAGTTTTTCAAAAGTATGGAGATTGGAGTTCTATAGGTTGTATATTTTTTGATAGGATAAATGAACCTAATCCAAATCCAAGCTTTGAAACCGATAACTTTGCACGACCTTTATTTCCTAGTGTATCAGCTATACCTTTAAAAAACGAGATTGTTTATATTATGACTATGCCTAATAGCAATATACAATCTGATGTTAATGAAGTGACATATTATTATTTCCAATCAGTTAACATATGGAGCAGTACACACCATAATGCAATTCCAAATCCAATAAATAATCCTGATACTGTACCCGAATCACAACAACAAGATTATCAACAAACTTCTACGGGTAATGTAAGAAGAGTAACAGATGGTGGAACTGATATAGAATTAGGAGATACATTTTCAGAAAAATTAGATATAAGAAATTTAGTACCCTATGAAGGTGATTACATCTATCAAGGTAGATGGGGTAATACTATTAGGTTAGGATCTACTGTAACAGATGCTCCTATCCCTAATCCTTGGTCTGGTACAGGTGAAAATGGAGATCCAATTATGATTTTAAAAAATGGACAACATGATGAAGATACAGATCCATGGGAACCCCAAGTTGAAGACATAAATACTGATTTATCGAGTGTATATTTAACATCTACACAAGCATTACCAATTGAAGTAGCTAGTAAAAGTTACAATTCATATTTTAGTGCCCCTACAGCAACTGATAAATTTGATAATGAACAAGTAGTAATAAATTCTGGTAGAATATTATTTAATGCTAAAACTGATAATATATTATTAAGTTCATTTGATACTATAAATCTTAATTCTCTAAATAGTTTAAATATTGATACTCCTAAAACAGTAATACAATCAAAAGAAATATATTTAGGTGATAAGTATGCAACTGAACCTGTAATATTAGGTGATACTTTTTTAAATGATTTTGAATCTTTATTAAAAACTATAAAAGGAATGGCTCAAGCACTAACAGTGCCTATGGCAAAATTTCCACCTAAAAAACCAAATAAAAAATTAATTCCTAAAGCAGCAGTTGTGGTTATAACAGCAGGAAGAATGATTAATAGAATAAGAAATTATAAATCAACAGTAAGTAAAAGTAAATAATGGCTGTAGCAGATGTAATAGGGAAACAAATATTTAATATGATTAAGGACTCAGGTAGAGTTCAGGATGCTATATTAAATATGAAAGATAAAGTAGTTAATGAGTCATTAAAAACTTTAAAAAAATCGGGTATAGATCCTGCTGCTTTACCTTTTGACCCTATAGCAGTATTAAATGGTAATGTAGACACAAATAACATACTCACACCAAATGTAGTATGTAGTGTTCCTCCAATCCCACCAGATAAAATAGAATCAGCATTAGGAGCCATAGAACAATATAAAGGTAATCTTACAGGTATAATTGAAAATACAAATAAATTAAAATCTACTTTAATAGATTTACAAGCTCCCCTACAATCTATATCTGAACAGGCTCAAACATTAGAAGGAGTTGTAAATTCAGTTAATAATGCTATAAAAATTATTAAGTCTATTCCTATACCAACAGCTTTTGGGGCTCCAGCAATAGCTTTACCTGTAAAAGTACTAACTATATTATCTAGTTCTTTAATAAGATTAGATAAAATTGTAGAGATAGGAAAAGGTACTATTAGTTTTGTACCATCCATGGTAAAAGAAGTATCAGGAACTTTAAACCAAACAATACAAGCTGTAGGTAAATTAGAAGAAACTATCCAACCTGCTCTATCAATGTTAACTTTAATCCAATCAACTTTAGAATTAGGTCCGTCATGTCCTGATGTAACACAAGATGATATAAATGAAGTTAATAATCAAGTAGCTGGAGATTTAAATGAGGCCTTGCTAGCATCAGGAGATAATTCACTTTCAATTATTAATATAGAAGATGAAGAAGCCTTAATAGCAAGTTTCCCTTTTGAGTATAAAGGATTTTTATTAGAAATAGTAAATAATCCAAATAACGCAACTTTTTATGAAGACATAAACCCTGAATCTCCAACTTTTGGGGAAACATTAAGAGGCCCAGATTTTCCTTTTCCATCAAGAAAAATAAAAGCAACAAGAGATTTTTCTGCTGATAATGAAATAAATGAAGGGAATTTATATGTAAGAACAAAATTTAATACCCCAGTAGGAGAAGTAATATTGTATAATGATCCCGGGGGTCAAGCTAGATATTCTTTTTCTACATCAGTAGCAGTATTAGTGAAAGAAATGAAATTTAAATTAGATAATTGGTTAAAAGGATTAAAAATATTAGCTTTACCTTCAGTAACGGATTCATCTGAAGTAAGAGGAAAACCAGCATCAGGGACACAAGAATATATTGATAACAGACCAGATCCTCAATTCACACCAGTCACACCAGGTGGAATACCAGGTGAATTAGTAGGTGGGAGTGATGATCCTCCAAGTCCAACAGGAAGTGTAGACCCACCAGCTCCACCAGCTTTTTACTTTAATAATCCTATTACATTTCAAGAAGTAAACCCTAATAGATTAATAGCATCAGGATCATTTTCAGTTATTAGACCAGTAAAAGTAAAAATGGAAACATTTGGGGGCACTTGGCCCTTAGGAGGTGACTCAAGAGCATTTTTAAGAATATATAAGCAGGGAGTTCCTGGTTATAGTTTCTTTATAGAAGAACAATTTGCAGATATGAATCAAACAGTAACAACTCAAAATAATCCTCAAGGATATTATAGTTCTAATAATTTCCCACCTCAAGCACAACCAGAATATTGGCCTATAAATCCAGGATTTGCAAATGGAACTGTAGCTAGTAATTTAGGTATATTCCAGTATGAATTAGAATTAATAAGTTATACTGGCCAACCTGATGGTTCAACTGGAAACTTTGCAAACTTTGAAATAGAAGCACAATAAAAACTTAATAATTTAATATTTATAAATAAAATGAAGACATCAGCACTAAAATCAATAATAAAAGAAGCCGTTAAAGAGGCTATTCAAGAAGAATTGAAGGAAATTTTATTGGAAGCTGTTAAAACTCCAAAAGTTATAACTCAACCAACTTATACTCCTCCAATAATGGAAAATAATACACCAAAGGTTCCACAAACACCTACAATGACTGCCGAGTCAAAAAGAGCAGCATATGAAAACATATTAGGTGATACAGCAGCTAGTTTTAATAGTAGTAATGTTCAAACATTTAGACCACAAGCTGGTATGGATGTAGCAAATGGTACACTACCAGCAGGAGAAGTTGACATGAGTCAAATAGCAGGGTTAATGGCGGGTAAATAAAAATAATAATGGCAAGGTTAATACAAAGTAAAAATCCAATAGATCTTCAACCTAGTAGAGCGGTTGGGTTTGGTTTTCCTTTAGATGGAGATGCTGTATTTATACCTACATTTACAACAAGAGAACAAACAAAAGCAAATTTATTAAACTATTTGCTAACTAATAAAGGAGAAAGAGTATTTAGGCCAAATTTTGGAGCTAATTTAAGAAATTTATTATTTGAAAATATATTAGATTCTACAATGGAAGATTTAGAAACAAAAATCCAATCAGATATTGCTACATTTTTTCCAAATGTAGTTGTACAACAATTAGAATTTAATAACGACCCAGATAGAAATGAAGTTAATTTTACTCTTACATATGAAATTGTAAATTTAGGAGTAACAGATAATTTAAATATATTAATACAATAATGGCTAAATTAGAAAGAGACATAAGATATATTGATAGGGATTTTAATACACTTAGAAATTCCCTTATACAATATTCTAAAACGTATTTTCCAAATACATTCAATGATTTTACAGAAACATCAACAGGGATGTTATTTATGGAAATGGCTGCCTATGTAGGTGATGTATTATCTTTTTATTTAGATAATCAAATACAAGAAACATTTATTCAAAAAGCTAGACAAACTACTAATTTATATGCTTTAGCTTATTCATTAGGTTATGTTCCTAAAGTTACAACTGTTGCTTCTGTAGATATTGATTTTTTCCAACAAGTCCCAGCTGTGTTAAGTGGAAGTGTTTATATACCAGATTTTGATTATTCATTAATAATACCAGAAAATACTCAAATAACATCAAATACTGATAGTAATCAAAAATTCTTAATAGAAGATGCTATTGATTTTTCAGCATCTAGCTCATTAGACCCAACAACAGTATCTGTTTATCAAATCTCAGGTGTTAATCCTACTTATTATTTATTAAAAAAGACAAGAAAAGCTATATCAGCTACAGTTAATACAGAAACATTTGCATTTACAAATGCTATAAAATTTGACACAAGAACTATTAGAGCAGCTAATATAGTAGGTATTTTAGATTGTGTTGATACAGATGGAAATGAATGGTATGAGGTTCCTAACTTAGCACAAGAAAACGTATTTAATTCTATTAGAAATACAAATACAAATGATCCTAATTACAGTATAGATACAGAAGTTCCTTATATTTTAGAACTAAAAACAGTACAAAGAAGATTTGCTACTCGTTTTATGGATTCTGGTTCATTACAATTACAATTTGGAGCTGGTAGTACTAATTCAACAACAGAAGAAATTATACCTAACCCAGATAATGTAGGTTTAGGCTTACCCTTTGAAAAAACAAAATTAACCACAGCTTTTTCACCAGTAAATTTTGTATTTACTAATACCTATGGTATTGCTCCTTATAATACTACTTTATCAGTAAGATATTTAACAGGAGGAGGTGCATCAGCTAATGTTGAAGCAGGTTCATTAACACAAATTGATGATTCTAAGATTACATTCATAAACCCAAATTTATCTAATACAACATTAGCTAATCAAATATTTAATTCTGTAGCTAGTAATAATGAATTAGCAGCTGATGGAGGTATGGATGGAGATACAGTAGAAGAAATTAGACAAAATTCTTTAGGTAATTTTCAAAATCAATTAAGAACAGTAACAACACAAGATTATTTAGTAAGAGCATTATCAATGCCTGCTAATTTAGGTGTTATAGCTAAAGCACATGCGGAACCGCAAAAAATTGGTGATTATCAAGCAGGAGAATTACCAACAGTATTATGTTTGTATATTTTATCTTATGATATAAATAAAAAATTAAGAACAGCATCTGCATTATTAAAAAGAAATCTACAAACATATCTATCAGAATATAGAATGATAAATGATTCTATTATTATAAAAGATGCTTATATAATTAATATTGGAGTTAATTTTGATATTATAGTTGCTCCTAATTTTAATAATAGTGAGACTATTACAAAATGTATAAATTCATTAACTAGCTATTTTGAGATAGATAAATGGCAAATAAATGAACCTATTTTAATAAAAGATTTATTTATATTATTAGATAAAGTTCAAGGTGTACAAACAGTACAAAATGTAGAAATAGTTAATCTAACAGGAGCGAGTTTAGGGTATAGTGATTTTGCATACGATGTAAGTGGAGCTGAGATTGATAATGTAATTTATCCATCAATAGACCCAATGGTGTTTGAATTAAAATTCCCAAATCAAGATATTAAAGGTAGAGTAGTACCATTATAATAAAAGAGAATTATGGCAATATATAAAATTTTTCCTTCAAAAGACGCTTCGCTTTATACTATATCCCAAAGTATGAATACTGGATTAGATGAGATTTTAGAAGCATCTACTGCTATAGAAGCTACTAAACCTCAAGTTAGTAGATATTTACTTGAATTTTCACAAACAGAAATAAATAATTTTGTTGAAAAATATATCTCAGGATCAGGTGTTACTAGATTAGTAATTAATGATACTGGTGTAGGTACAGGTGGCGAATTTTTATATGACCAAGATATGGCAGCAGGGCCTACTTATCCAACATCATCAGATGGTATTTCAGGTCAAACGCTTGCTATAAATAATAATTTAGAATTTTCAATTGTTCCATCATCTTCATTTGGTGATGGTTATGGACAAAAATTCATAGTAGGATTAAATAGTGGTTATTTTATACCAGGAGTTGATATAGTAGATGATGCTGTAGTAAGTGGCTCTATTCCAGTAGGATTTGCAGCCGCAGATGGTACTTATGGTCCCTTTATTTTATCTCATGTAGATGGAAATCTTGATCTTAACAGAACAACATCATCACTAAGTTCATCAGTAAATTTAACAATTGAAAATAATACACTAGTATCAGCTATTATACAAAATAATGGTTCAGCTTCGTATGTAGCTAATGAATATTACCCAGTAGCAAGAGGTCCTTTAAATGATGGTGGAATGGGTGATTTATATATCTCAGAAGCTACAATGGATGCAGCTTATCCAGGTGTATTTACTTTTTCAGGGCCAACAGATTTTAGACATTTTTATTTTAATATAAATAAAATACATACAGTAACAGTACCAAGTTTTATTAGAACTCTAGATTCACAAGGTTTTAAATATAAAGGAGGAGATAAATTAGTATTCCCATCCCAATCTTTTGATCCTTACCCAATGTCAGATGATGTTTCAATTACATTATCACCTCCTACAGTATCAGGATCTAATTGGGAAGACGTACCAGCACAATATGAATTATTAAATTCAGCAGCAGTTGTTACAGGTGTACAAATGGATCAAACATTAAAAGTATATGCTGTATCAGGTAGTTGGAATATGGGAACAGGTAAATTTGCTAATAACCCTGTTACTACAAATGGTTGTAGTTGGACATTCAGAAATTACTCAGGTTCAGCTGCTGATGGAGCTGCAACTTGGCAAACATCAGGAACATATGGGGCATATGCTACAGCTTCTTTTTCATCATCAGAAGATGCTGGAGGTGGAAATTGGTATACAGGATCAGCTTTAGGATTAGATATTGTTAAAGAACAAGTATTTTCATATGGTAATCCAATTGATTTAAAAGTAGATGTAACAAATTATATAAAAACATGGTACACAGCATCTTTAGTAGATGCAGCTAAAGGTTTTCCTAATGATGGATTTTTAGTTAAACAATCAAGTTCTAAAGAATTTATAAATAATCTAAATACAACAGCTACATTTAGATATTTCTCTGTAGATACAAATACAATATATCCACCACTATTAAATATGAAATGGGAGGATTATTACTTTACAACAGGATCTTCAACAAACAAAATATTAGGTTCTCAAGAGTCATTTATGTCAATTTATAATAATGATGGTACCTATTATTCTGGAAGTGTAGCTAGATTTAGAATAGCAGCTATACCAAAATACCCAGATGTAGTATTTCAAACAGCATCTTTATATACAACTAATTTCTATTTACCAGAAAATTCATCTTCATATGCTATAAAGGATACTGACACAAATGAATTTGTAATAGAATTTGATGACAAATATACTAATATTAGTGCTGATGCTACATCAAGTTATTTTGATGTGTATATGAATGGTTTAGAACCAGAAAGATATTATACTATACTAATTAAAACAAAATTAGATGGTACTACACAAATATATGATGAAGATATAATGTTTAAAGTAATAAATGGATAATGGCGTACGGAGCAAGTTCAAATAAATCAAGTAAAGCATCAGTAGCCTTAATATCTAAAGAAAGGACTAAGCCTTTATCTAAACCATTAGATATAAGAAATTCAACTACATCTACAGGTTTTGTACCCCCAGAAACTAATTTTAGAGGCTCTCAAAATGATGAACAATTAATATTAAATAGAGATGTTTTTAATAAAACTGCTTTTAATAATACCGTTGATACAAGCTTTACAGAATTAGATCAGGCCCCACCTGATTTAAGTTTTTTTGATCCTAACTTGGCTACCGTAAATGATTTTTTTAACATATACCAAAATTTATTTTATCAAATACCAAAATTTGGTGAGACTAATTCACATGAATTTTTGGTAGTAGAAAGTACAGCATATTCTAATGTAATTGAAAATCAAGAACAGATAGATGCTTTATTAGAAGAAATAGTGGATTTAAGAGAACAAAACTTGCAACTGCAATTAGACGTAAATGAATTAGTAGGACTTAAAGCTACTTTAGACCAAGCAATTAGAGAGTCTGGTGAAGGTGGTAGTTTAGAAGATATATTACAACAAGAAGCTGATTTAGGATCTGAACAATCAAATTCAAGTAGTGATGTAGCAGGCTCAGATCTTTTAGGAACTACTAGTGACGGAAGTACTCTCCCATCTCAAGGAGGAATGGGTGGAGCTGGCGGTGGCGGAGGCGGCGGTGGAGGTATACCAGGAGTAACACAAGGTTTAACTGATGCTTCCCAACAAAATACAGGAGGAGATCCTCTCCCACCTAACCCTTTTGGTCCAGGTGGAGGAAGTAATGCTAACCCAGGAATGCCTAAATATTAAAAAAAAATATGATATCAATATCATCATCCATAGCGCAAATTGACCCAACAGAATTATTTACTGATGGGTTTGAACTGCAACAGCAGCAGATAATTCCTATGGAACAATTTTCTGGATCTTTTACTCAGGGGTTAAATAATATAGAATTTTATGTATATGATGCTAATAAAGTAGTTCAATATACAGATTATGATTTTTCTGATTATTCTATAGTATCTAATAATACCCCAGGAGCATCTCCAGCAGGTCAAGTATCTGAACCTAGAACAACTAATACTAATTTATATAATAGAGATAATAGTTATTCTTCAGAAAGAAATAATCCAACACAATTTCAAACTACCACAGATACTATAAGTTTATCACCAGAAGAAGATATATATAATGCAGGTTATTCAAAAGGAAAATTATATGGTGTTTATAACTTTGTAAACCATGAATTAAGTTCTTCTATAGATAATCCTTTTTACCTAGCAGAAATATCAGCTAATAGAACTGAAATTAGAATAAAGAGTAATTTTCAATCTAATACAGAGGTAAGAAGTGGATTCTTAACTTTATCTAGAAAACTAGAACAAGCTCAATATTTTGATGAATTTTATATTTCATTTGGTAAAAATGAATATCATATAGCAGTTAATACTCAACTATCAATACCATCTTCTGATAGTGAAGATCAACAATATTCTATTTTAATTAAATTATTTGATGCTCTTCCTTTAAAATATAGTTTATTAGATCAATTATATGTTGTTACCAAAACAGCAGAATCTAAAGCATACTTAGTAAATTATTTAGAAGATTTAGGTAATATAGATGATTTAATCCAGCTAAAAGGACCAAATACTAATTTAAAAGTAAAAGATTTTGTAAATAATTCTACAACATATAAATCTAAAAATGAATTATTAGGTACTCAATCATCTGGTTCAAAAGATCAATTGCTAAATAGATTAAAACAAGATGGAATTGTATTAACCCCAAACTATTCAACAGGTTCATTTGATGAATTTGTTAATTTCTCTTCAGCTAAATCAAGAGTACAGAATTTTTATGAAAAAGTAAGTAATATACAATCATATGAAGCTGATATAACAGCATTAAGTACAACAACAGGATCTAATTCTGGTGTAACTCAAATATCCTCAAGTATAGCTTCTTTATATACAAAAATAGAAAATGAAATAGCTAATTTTGATGGGTTTGAGTATTATCAATATTATAATACAGGTTCAGATACTTATCCAAAAACAGGATCTAAATTTCCTTTAGAATTATTATCTACTAGTTCTGTAGAAGCATTAACTTGGTTAGGTAGTGATGTTGAAAATAATCAATATTATGGAGGAGCTTTATTAACAGCATCTTTTTATGATGATGATAACCAAAATTGGTTATATTATACTATACCAGAATTTATAAGAGAAAATAATAATAATGATAATTATTTAGAATTTGTAAATATGGCTGGTCAATCATTTGATGAGTTATGGTTATATACAAAAGCAGTAACAGAAAAATTAAATACTACAAACCAATTAGATAAGGGTGTTCCTTTATCGTTAGCAGATGATGTTATTACGTCTTTAGGATATGCAGGGTTTGGAAATAATTATAACAATCAAGATAACTTTATAGGTTTAGTAGGTGAAGATGATGGTGTATATGTTCCACCAACAGGAAGTGAATTAATTACACAATATATAGCAATTAATAATGGTCAAATAGCTAATTATTGGCATTATGACTACTCAGTACAAGGATTTGTTCAAGCATTAGAGACATCAGGATTTCCTTATCCAATTGATAAAGTAAGTAATGAAATATATAAACGTCTTTATCATAATATGGCTTATCTTGTTAAGAAAAAAGGTACAGTTGCTGGATTAAGACAATTAATTAATATTTGGGGTATACCAAGTACAATATTAAGGATAAATGAATTTGGGGGTAAAAATAAAGATCAAACTGATGATTATGATTTATGGTATAATAGATATAGTTATGCTTTTAAACCAGTAGCGGATTCATATAATGCAAGTTCATCTGTAGTAGTACCATGGTTACCTTTAAATAGAAACTATATAGCTGAATCGGGATCATTTATAGTACCAGATGGAGTTGGATTTAGGTTTAAAACAACAGGTCATCCTTCATCGTCTTTTGGAGGTAATCATTACAGTCAATCATTAATAGCTAAAAAATCAAACGGTACAGCAGATAATGAATTTGATTGGACTGTAAATTTATTTTGGACAGGTTCTGAATCAGGATCGTATTCAGGATCAGGTAATAGTGATTATTATGAGTATGGTGTAATGAATTTAATAATGTCTGGATCGCAAATTGAAGGTGGATTTGCAAGATCCGAAGATATTTATTTACCATTCTTTGATAAAGGGTGGTGGTCAGTATTAGTACAAAGAGATAAACACGTTAATGCAGTAGGTTTAAGTTCAGAATATAATGCATTATTAACTACTTTAAACTCAGGAATAGGAGCAAATGCTAATCCAACAGATTGTACTGCTGGTACTTATACAAATGTTCCTTTAACTGGTGGTACTGGAACAGGAGCAGTTGCAACTATAGTTTGTGCTCAATCAGGTTCAGGTACTCCAGACCCAGTTGCTATTACAGAAATAACATTAACAAAAACAGGAACGGGGTATGCATTAAACGACCAGTTAAATATAGCAGCTGGTGCTTTAGGATCACAAACATTAGCACCTACAATTGCAGTAGGTTCAATTACCATACCTTCAGGAACTTATACTACAGCAGGATTCCCAGGTCCAAATGGTGGAGGTAATTATACATCAGTTCCATTAAATACAGTAACAGGTACAGGTACAGGAGGAGATGTTAACATAGTAACAAATGATCAAGGTGGAATTACTAGTATTACAGTAGATACAATAGGATCAGGTTATGCAACTGGTAATCAAGTAAGAATATCAGCAGGTGCTGTAGGTGGAGGAACAGTAATTGGTCCTTTAGAAACCCCATTATCATACGCAGGTGCAGGTTCATTGTTCCCAATTGGAACTTACATTTATGAAGATACAGGAGGTGGAAACTTAACTCAAACAGCAGGTACAGATGGAGATAATTTACAAATTAGATTTGCAGTTGATGTAGCAAATGTACTACCAGCTGAAGTTGAAGTACTCCAACCAGGATTTAACTATGCTGGAAATTGTGTATTCCAAATTGCACAAAATGCAGTTGTAGGAAACTCAGCAGTAAATGTATCTGTTCCATCATCAGCAATATCAGCTAATTCAGAAGAAATAACCATAACATTACAAGCAAGTGATATTAATGCTACTTCTGATGCAGCTGCAATAGTATTAACAGCTGCAGATTTAGCTAATGGAGATAATGGTCAAGCTACTACTTATACATTATTTGCTAAAAATAAATTATATGATGGTAATGATGGTAATAGTATAGGATTTGAAGGATCAGCTAGTATATCAACAGGTGGAGGAGCTGGAAGTGGTGCTAATTATGGAGCAGGTTTATATGGACAAGGGGTATATGGTACTTATATTTCTTCATCAATTAATAAAGCATGGAATAAATTTGGAGGTATAAATGAACCTGATGGGGTTCATGTTGGTGGTGCTTTAACAGGTGTTGAAATAGCAGGTATAGGAACTAATAATTTCTTAGCACAAGAACCAGGAAAAATATTTTCAGGATCATTTCAGGAATTTAGGTATTATTCACATGATATAAGTGAATCTGTATTTAATGATTTTGTAATGAATCCTGAGTCAATTGAAGGTAATTTTATAACAGGATCTGAATCATCATTTGATATAGTAAACTTTAGAGCACCATTAGGTAATGAAATGGAAAATTTCTTTACAGCATCTCAAGGTGTTACATCATCAAATGTAACTACATTCTTAACTTCTTCACACCCAGCAGTTACAGCATCTGCTCCTGAGTATATAACAGCTTCATTTATTGATACAGCTACAGATACTTACAATAGATATTCTTGGATACAATATCAAAATGCTACAGTAAGAACATTTAGTGAAACTAACACAGAAACATATTTCTTAGACCAACCAGCTGTTGGTATTAGAAACAGAATATCAAATAAAATACAAGCTACAAGTAATTTAAATTTTGGTAATGTATTATCAAATCAAGTAAGTATACAAAAAGACCCATTTATAAGTCAGAGTTATACTGAAAATATTAATACATTAGAAGTAGCATTTTCACCAACATCAGAAATTGATGATGATATAATACAAACATTAGGTTTTGGTGCTATACAAGAAGTAATTGCGGATCCTAGATTTAGATCATCATCAGATGATATTTACCCAGGTTTAAGAAAAATTGCAGATGATTACTTTAGAAAATACATAGGTAGTGATCCTTACGCTTATATAAGATTAATAAAATATTTTGATGATTCATTATTTAAAGCGATTAAGAACTATGTACCTGCACGTACAAGTGTGTCTACAGGTATTGTAATAAAACAAAATCTACTAGAACGTAATAGGTACCGAGAGCCACAAATGGACATAGTGACTACACAGTCCTACGCTACAACTAACGTTCCTTTAACATATAAAAATTTAATGTTATCAGGATCAATTTACTCACAATC